TGCTGCTCAACGACCGTAAATCCAATCTCAACCAATGTTTTAATTGTTTCAGTCTCATGAGTGTTTCCCTCATCAAAGATTGACTGTAGAACAGCCCCATGAAGAGTTTTTTTGTTCCAATCTTTAATTGAATGATAGTGAAAGCGATCGCATGGATGCCCTATAGACGAAGCTCTCAACGCATGCTGAGGGAAAGCCTTGACTCTTTTATTCTTATACTCAAACCAAGCCGATTGAATGTCGGGAATAAGGGTTTTGATTGTAGGCGCAAGATTGTTCATTTCGCACCCCGTTCAAAATCCTGACATTGTTTTGCTAAAATATCATAAAGTTTTTCTGTAGATTCCGTGTAGTAATTACCGTTTTTCTTACTAGTTTCTTTAAATCCATTAGATGTTAAAAACTCTTCTGAAAAATGCTTTCCAACCTTTGCAAATAAAAAGACTTTCCCACTCTTCTCATCATCAAATGTCCAATAAGGTTTTGAAGGAGCTTTTATTTCTGAAGGTTTTGTTGAGGTTGGAGCCTCAGCTTTAGTGGTAAATCTCACTGCTGTTTTGCCTGATTTTCTAATCCCAAACTTTTCCAACTCTTCCCAAGTTAAATTTCTAAGTCCCAACAATCTAGTGACGGCGTTAAGAATGAAATTTGTGTAAGCTTTTTTCTTTATATTTGGTAGGTCAACATCTTGTAATTTTTTAAGTTTTCCGCCCTCTCTTCCAAAAAACTTATCACGCGAAGAGCAAGTGCCTATCGCCTCAATGGTCTCACTATCCCCAAAAGAAGACTTGCCCATAACAGTATAAATATAATATTTTCCAGACTCGTCCTCTAAATCCTCTCTCTCTATTCTAGTATCAGACCATCTGGTTCCAAAACGCCTTGCCACCTTCTCAGCACCACTCCCTTGAAGATAGGGTTTCCCCTGCATATCTACCCAATCGGCCGCACCTGTTGCAGAGATCGCCACAGAAAGAACCTTCTCAAAGGCTTTGTTTCTAATTTCAATAATGTCTAAAGCGTCTTTAGGGACTAAAGGAATTGGTTCTTCTAAAACTAAGTCTTGGCTAATCATTGCAACACCTCAGAAAAATCTTGATATTTTTAAAAATTTGTGTTTCCATAAATCTCCTTTTCATTACACCTCACTCTTGTGGCCGCTTTCGCGAGCGGTCACGTCATTAATAAGTTTTTACAGTTGATTTGCCGTTTATTTGGGTCACTAGAATCATTATGGTTTTTGAGCTTTTTCTTGTCTCAAAGGTTCGCTCACACCAGAAATGAAACCGATTAATTATCTCCCAAGCTTTTCTTTTCATTTTCAACATCCTCCTTTAGATTTTTTTTTAATCTTTCAAGATACGAAACTAACGGAATAATCTTCAGTATTTTAGAAGATGCGTCCCATCTGGCTTTACATTCAGTGCACCAAAGATCAGGGTAAAACCCCAACAGCTGCTTGTTACAATCAGGACAATTCATCTAATGACTATGGGGGCTGGAATTGATATCAAAGGAGCGTTCATAATTTTTTACCTCCGACGACTTCAATGTAAGGAATGAGGTTTTCGTAGTTGTTTAAGAAGTTTGACTTATCTAATTCATCAATACTTACATTCAACACTTCACACAGTTCTTGAATTTTACCGATCTTGATATCATCCCAATTTTGATAAGACTCCCACCTTGTAAGGGTGGGCTTGGTGATGTTTAAGGAGTTTGAAATCTCCTTAATTGTTTTTTTATTTTTCAATCTGAAAAACTTGATTATCGTTCCAAATTTAATGTCCATGTCCATGAAATCCCCTCGATTTTTTAGTTAAAAACAAATGTTGTTTGGTAATATTTATTTTGCGTTTGTAAAATTTATGTTGACATTTAAAACCATTCCACTAGTTACTCACATCATGGCGCTGAAGCTCAGTCCCTCAGAAGTAATAAAGAGGATTAGGGATGTAAGAAAATCTAAAAACCTAAGTATGAGGGTTGTTTCTAAAAAGATCGGGATAACTGAAGCGGCCCTTTCTTACATAGAAAGAAACGAAAACTCTTTGAGCCTAACGAAATTGATAGACATAGCTTACGCGCTGGAAGTGGAACCGTGGCAGTTTTTCGTTGATGAGAATCACAATGTTGGATTTGAATTTGTTGAACCAATTGAAAAGATTTTGGTTTGTAATTTTAGGAAGATCCCTACTCGTGAGAAGAAAAGAATTGTGTTTGATGTTGTAGAAGGACTCTCTACTTGATATGATAGACTTGTACATAACTTCACCCTTATTGAAGATTGTGTATCGGGGAAAGTTGTTAGAGCAACTTTCCCCTTTCTTTAACTAATCGTTAAACTTCCAAAAATTACTTTAAATCAAAAAAGTCAAATAGTTTAAATAACTTACCTACCCCACCAGAGACAGCAAAAACATAGACTAGTGAACTTGTTGTTATGACAAGTAAAGGATATTTTATAAAGGCCCCTATCGTGGGGCCCTTTAAAGCAAAAACAATAAAATCAAATAACTTTATATCAACCTTTAGTTAACCTTATAATGCATGATAAAAATAAAAATTGCAATTAAATAAATTATGATTATTGATTTTTTATCTTTTTTTTATTGGATGTGAATTTGACCATATAAGGAGGTAGAAATGAAAGTCTTTTTGATAATTCTTTTTTTGACACTAACCCCCACCCTTGTAAAATCTCAGGATAGTGGTTCGGGTTATGATTGGAAAACTGGGAGTTATTACAATTGGGATAGTGACGGGGCAGGAAATACAACAGTTAGAGGTAGCAATCAAAACGGAATGTGGAGAACCAATATTGATTCAAGTGGTTCTATGAGGGGAACAGATATAAAAGGAAACCCTTGGATGTATAATTCGGGAAGTGGAGTTTATCAAAATTATGGAACTGGGAAAACCTGTATCGGGTCCGGAGCTTCTAGGACATGTTTTTAAACTTAATAAGCTGTCTGGTTATTGAATAGGCTGAAGAACTTATTGCTGTTGCAACTGCCGCCCACTTTGGAGGCAAAACACCCTCAAAGGCGGCGGCAATTATAGCCGCATTACTTAAAATCAAAATCCAAAACTCTGTTGTACGCATTCCCCTTCTAATCCTCACCCTTTCCATCTTGCTTTATACCCTCTAACATCAACGTGAAGAAAGCTATTATAGACCCCTAAACCGTCAGCGTCTTCGAAAAACCTAGAAACTGAAGGCATGCTCTCATTATGAATGACAATATCTGCGGCCTTTCCTATTAAGTGTATAGATCCTTTCTTCCCTCCAATTTTTTTATTATGCTGCACACATCTATAAGCTGAATTTATATGAATCGGCTTTCCAATTTCCTGACGTTTTCTTTCGAGATAACTGACTAAATCAGAATCTAGATAAGTCATCCTACATTCTGAATAGTTACATTTGCAATGAAACTCATTTAAATTGAAATTAGGACTGAGCTTTAAAGATTGCCCCTTAACATACTCATGAATCATTATTTGTTTCCTTTTTATCCTGCACAATTTTCCAAGCTTTTTCTAAATTAAAACCATAGGTTCTGATCATGTACAAAATACTCCCCCCATTTGATGACCACTCTTTTTCACCATACAAACCGATCGCTTTTTTTTTTATTTTCTCTTCTAAAGAATAAGCTTCTCTAGAAAGAAGCACCCTTTTAATCTCCTTAACATCCGATTTCATTTCTATTATTGCAGCTTGAATAAATCGCGTTTCTTCTTTTGTTGCGTAGTTTTCTCTTATCTCAAAACGGATCTGCTTACCCTCATCCGTGATTTCTTTACGAATATCATATATTGACTTATAATAACTGCCTATTGCCCCTCCCATAGACATTAGAAACATGGCTATCGATATCATTGCATTGATATTTGTAGATTTCTTTTCCATTATAAAATTTAAGAATATCTCACTTGAGTGAATTGATCCGCTGCTGTTCCGGCGGTATAAGTCCCTTGAGTTGTAGAGAATGCAAAACAAATCCCAGTTGAAAAAGACTCGCCTAAAGAACCAAAAAAATCTGTGCCGATAACAGTTTCAGAATTTGAAAACACAGGGAAAGAGGCCTGAGGGGTTTCTCCTCCTGTTGGAACAGTAGCCCTATTATGAAGCTGAATGTACCTAGTGGAAGCATTGGCATTATAACACGACAAAGAATAAACACTCCCAGAAGATGCTTTGACTACTAATGTGGCGTTAGATCCGTAATTGTTAAATATTGAATAAGCTGTTGCGGTAGTCCCAGCTGTGCCTATTGAGCTACCATCCGGATTCACCACCACAACGGCGGCCTGCCCAGCGACAGAGCTCGACTCTTTAAATTTTGAATATTCTCTTGATTCAATGGCACTTGGCAAACTCATAATAGCTCCTATTATTTAAAATTTTCTATGTAGTAAGAAAGATCATTGTTAATGTTTTCAATCTGTTTTTCCGTTAGCCCATTATCTCTGTAAAACTTTTCTGCGAATGATTTTCGCTGAGACGGTGCTTTCTGATTTATATAATCCTGAAAATATTTCGCTCGTGCAGCACGATTTAAATTCAAAAGACTTTTAGAAATCACACTCACTTGCTCAGAGTCTGGAAGCTTTTTAAACTCTTCATTCTTGCTTAGATTTGTAAGAAAAGTTTCCGTTCTTGTCCCAACCCATTTTTGCATGGCATTCTTTTCTTTTGCATTTAACTCAAAAGAAATGCCATTGAACTTAAACTTATCCTTCATAACTAATGGCATTATGCTTGCGTCACTTGTTCTGTCATAGAGATCCATAATGAGCTTTGATGCATCTTTAGTTTTGTATTTAGAAGTAAAAGAAGGATTAAATAAAACATTAAAAATTGAATTTCCACCATCTTGATAAATTTCAGATTGCTTTCCGAATGAATCAATTCTTGCAGGCAAAGATTTATTAAAAGGAGTTTTATTTAAAACTAAATTTGCAGCCATTTTTAAAGGATTTCTATCTTTCAAATCCCTACTTGTGTTGTCAATTAATTGGCCGATTTGTTTTGTAATTGTTGGCGTGAAACTAGAAGGAATTCCTATGCCTGCATCTATGAGCGCACGAGGTAAGGTCTTTCCTTTTCCCAAATTTGTGAATGTTTTAATTAGAGGTTGATTGCCTAAATTTTCAAGCCCCCCCTCAAGCCCAGATGACATATTGGTCACAAAATCTAAAGCACCTTTTTTGAGACTGAGGTCTTTATTTTTCTCTTGAGCACTTGCTCCCATTGATAGAGGGACTGAAAGAGGAACAGCCCAATCATAAGTCGCAAGCGTATCACCCTCTCTAAACTTTGCAGCCTTTGGATCAAAACCGCTACTAATCCAACGAACTAAGCCAGTGGCGTTCAATTGAGATTGGTCGATACCAATGCTTCTCTCGACCGCTTTAAGATCCTGATCTCTAGACGCTGAATTTTTAATAATCCCCAAATCTGAAAGAACATATCCCAATAAAGTGAACCCACCACTGCCTACAATGGCTCGTGATGTTGCGTTGACAAATTTCTTCTGGTCAAATCCGCCCCATCTGTTTTTGACCTGAGGAATTGAAGCCTTTCCCAATTCCATCAAGCTTCTTGTGAAACCAACAGGAGAATAATCCAAACTGGTGCTTAAAAGGTTCCCTGGAGTTTTCGCATAATTCACAAGAATATTTCCAGCTCCAAATTCTTTCCCACCATTCAGCAATCTTTTGAGACCTGTAAAAAATTTAGCAGATCTTGACTCCCCCTGAAAAGTTGAATACAAACCATCAATATTAGCTTCAGCAATCATTTCAGGTGTTGGCTTATCAACTCCCTTAATCTTCATTTGCTCTGCAATTGATTTGTTAAAAGCTGCTTTATAAAAAGCGCGATCAGGAGCTTTTAATGCAACCCCTAAAGTTTTTTCAATTGTCCCTAAAATCTTCCCTCTAAAAACGGGGCCTTGTGGTAAGCCATTGCGAGCATTATTTATCTCCCACCTATCAGCGATTTGAGTAAGGTCAACATTTTTTAAAGCTTCCTGTTTTCCTTCTTTTAATCCTTGAACAAATCCTTTGCCCTGCTCTCTTAATTGATCCCATCCCGGCATTAATCTCGTTCTCTTACCCGTCACCATCGACACAGCACGATCAAGAGGGGCTGCAACAAAATCCTTAACATTTTCTGCGATATTAAATATGGCATTTCCGCCGAAGTTCCGAATAATAGTTTTAGGATTATAAAGTTGGGCAATCACTTGAGCCCCGGCGATCTTCCTCAAAATAGAAGGCGGAACCAACCCCCCTATATCTCTTAACAGTTCAGCTGTGGCCAATGCTCTTTGTCGACTTCCTTCAGGGAGTGTTTGAATGTCCTGAGCTGCTGCCATGATCTTTTGACCCATTTCATTTGAAAGATGAGGAACCCCCATCTTCTCAGCGATCAATTCTCTATAGGCTTCTGATTTGAAAGCCCCGAGGTTTGAATATTCTATAATCTTTTGATCGATGCTTTTAGGGTCTGACTTTACTCTTTCTTTAAATGTGCTTTTAAGGATCTGTTCTTTTTTTGCTTTCGCCAGATCGTTGAATCGCTGGATGATGTATCCATCTAATTGGGCTGCAAGTTCAGGCTCCAGCCCTGCTTTCTTAACTAGCGCATCTCTAACAGATGCTTCAGCCCGATCAATGGATGTGTAATGTTCTTTAACAATCTCCCCTAAATTAATCTTGGAATCTTTTAGTTCTTTATTTACAGCTTGATCCAATCTTTTAATAACAACTGGATTGTTGATTTCATTTTTGAACTCTAAAGGTCTTTTAAAATACCCATCCAAGATAGCTAAAGCCTGAGGATTGTTTTTAAATTTTTCATTAAGAATTGCTTTAGATTTTTCCCAAGCTAAATTTGACTCTTCATTTTTAAGAAGCTTACGAACCAATTCAATGGGTTCAGGGGGCTTAGATTTCGAAGGAGGTAGCTCTGCTTTAGCAACCTCTGATAAAGAATTAACTATTTCTTTTATAGGATCAAATTTATTTGTTTTAGGATTGAGTCTATTCTCAACTGACACGCGCAATCTTTCGGCTAGCTGCGCTGGAATTGTATTAATTTTTAAGGGGTTTCCATTAGCTGCTTGCAAGACAGAATTCAACTCTGCTCTCAGCTGTTCGGCGACTTGACTATTTACTTGATCAAGCTCCTTTACTACCGAAACTGTTTTTTCTGTAAGTTGTTTTTGTTTTACTGGGCTTTCAGCTCTAGCATCTTGAACAGTCTTTGCAGCGAGTTTCTGCAAGCCTTCAGGGCCAAGTCGATCATACATCGCGTAAGCTTGAATGAACTGCCCCCCATCGGTGCCCTTTTTCGCAAGATGATTCGCAATTTCAATAGATCTCGTGAAATCTTTCTCTGCATTATACTTCTTCATCAACTCAAAACCTGTGGCGACATCAACAGCACTTGGGGTTTTTGTGCTTAATATTTCTTCTCTGGCTTTAATAGGATCGAGTGCAATACGCTCTTGAGCCATTGCCAAAGTTACATTGTTGCTTTGAGGGTTATATCGACCCTGGACTCCAGAGGCTACCTCCGCTGGAGATCTTGGGCTTTCCCGAACTGTCTCTACAAAACCTCTTTCTTTTTTACCCATTTCAAAAGGTGGAATGTCTGAAATTTTTGGTGGGGTTGGAGGCGGCTCTTTCCCTTTATCAAAGATCTGTTGAAGACCGCCTAACCCTGAACCAAAATACTGAGGTGCTGAATTTGGAATCGAATTGTAATAGTTTACAGCCACAGGTTTCGCAGCTTTATAAATGGATTTAGCCCCCCCAACTGTCATCAATCCATTTATTAAAGCATTGGTTAAGTTCTCAGTTCCTCCAGATATATTCCCTTGACTAAACTGATTATATGCTTCCTTCCCAGAATCATAAGTTCCTTGGATCATAGAAGGAGTCATAGCCGCCAGAATGGCTGGAGCTGCAGGAGTGCTGAGAGCTGCACCTATCCCAAGATTTTGCGGAGTTGTAAAACCTGAAATAGTGTTTGCGATTGAATTGCTGAATCCCTCTTTGATTGAATCTGGAGCAAATAAACCGATAGGTGTTGGTGCTAAAAGTGTTTGAGTTATAGGTTTCGCGACAAAATCAGGAACAATAGGGATATCCTTGAAAGTCACATTTGGGTCATTAGGCTTTAACCACTCATCCATTCTCTTATTAAAATTAGGATTAGAGGCCCTATACTCCGAAAGAATTGAATCATTACCCTGCTGATAAGGGTTAGTAGAATTTCCAGAATCATTAAACCTCTTGGTTTGATCTTTGGATGCAAATCCCCTATCCCCCTCCATCTCTTTCATGAGTTTGGACAACTTAGATTCAGGAGTTTCTTCCTTTAATTTCTGACCATTTAGATTCAGAGCTCCTCTTAAGGAATTTATTGGAGAGTTTATCAGATCACTTAATGTGTTTGGTGATGTATTAAGGCTATCTATTTGATTTAATTTATTTGTTTCACGTGAAACTTGATTATTTAAACTTCCTAAAGCGGTTGATTTATTAAAATTATTGAGAATGTTGGAAACGTAATTTTGAGTCTCTTTAAATGGAGGGATCCCACCATACTTTTGAACATTACCCGCCCCAGCATTATAAGCGGCAAGCCCCCCTTCTAATCCAAATTTGTTAATTTGCTGCTTTAAATACCTGACCCCACCATCTATGTTTTCAGCTGGGTTGAAAGGATTCTTAACACCTAGATCTTTTGCAGTCTCAGGCATGAGTTGCATAAGGCCTTGAGCCCCAACTGGACTCTTGGCATTAGGATTTCCTCTTGATTCCTGCTGGATAACAGACCTAATCAAAGAGGCTGGAAGCCCATATTGTTTAGATTTTGCCTCAATGATTTGGTCGTAATCTGATAGATTGAAACGTGCCATTTTAATTATTTTGTGAAAGATTCATCTGGATTAGGTGAAGGGGTAGCCCATGGATCAAATTTCTTTGGAGTCTTTGACTTTATCAAAATATCTAATAGTTCTTCTGGTTTTTTGCCCGGAAGAATTTTTTGAAGATATTGAATGTTTTTCATTAAATCTGTTGAACTGTCCTTTTGACCCAAAATATTAAGCTTCTGCTGTTCTAACCCTAGGTTCTGTTGCTGAACTCCGAGCATCCCCTTTTTGTACATTTGATCCGTTTCAAAGCCGGGATCTAATGCTTTCCTATAATTTGAAAGAATTTCAGGGTTTTGCTGATAAACCTTCAGCAACTTCATTTCAGGAGTAAGTTCTTGATTCTGCAATTGTGACGCTAATTGCATTTGAGCTATTCTATTCTGGTTCTCCATTTGCATCATTTTTTGACGCTGTTTTTGATCTAGAATCTGACCAAAGATATTGGTAAAACCTTGCGTAAATCCTTCCCATGGTCCAGCCATATAAAATCCTTTATATTAAAACATTGATCCAGCGGCTCCGCCTACAGCAGAGCCTAGCCCCATTCCTGCGGCAGTTCCTATACCCGGAATAAATGAGCCTGCAGCTGCCCCAGCTATAGGCCCGAGAATCCCCATAATGCCCGGGCTACCCTGAGTCGGGCCAGTAGCTCCAGCTTGTTGTTGCCAAAGCTTGAAAAGATCTTCCAAAGGCTGACGACGCATGAGATTAGCGAGCTGTTCTTCTGCCATCCCTTGCTGCCGACCTTGTAGATTTTGATTGAATTGTTGAGATTGTTGGCTGGTTCTAAGCTGTGCGTTTTGGAGTGCGTTTTGAGCCAAGAATTGAGCTTGTGAGTCGGTCGCGCCTTGCTGTCTAAATATCTCAGCCGCCTGTTCAGTCTGTCTCTGCATTTCCAATTGACGGCGCATCTGATCCTCTTGAAGCTGTGCCCTGCCCTGTTCTATAGAATATTGAGAGGCTAAATTAGCAAGTTTTCTATCTTGTTCCTGAGCATTTAGAAACATTGCCTTTGTCGCTGCCCCTGTGGTCAACATGCCTCTTTTATTCATGTCTGACAGGAGTTGTTCTTTAGTTTTATTACCCTGATCTAATATGTCCCTAGAAGCTAATTGATATTGTGGTGTATAGGTGTCGTTAATATTAACTCTATCGGGTTGCGTGAATTGAAACGGATTTCTTTGCGTGAAATTTATTTGATCAGCATTCGGCGGTGCTATAGTGGTGTTTGAAAACATCTGACCATTGATGTTTTGACCTGCCTGAGTAAAGCCTTGAGGTTTAAACCCTCCATTAGCTCCAGAATATCCACCGTTGTTAACTCTTTGGCCATAAGGGGTGAGATTGCTAACACCTGCAGTTGGTCTATTGGGGAGGCTCTGCATACTTTGGCCATAAGTAGCCCCTCCCATTCCGGGCCTAGACAAACTATTCCCACCCCCATAAACGCCTGGCATGCTTTGGGGCGCTGTGGGTGCTTGAGCCAATCCTATTTGAGACGCTTGTCCTTGCAAAGAAGGGTCAGAATAAACTGGCCCCATTAAATTTGGGTTAGCACCTGCAGCATTACCCAAAACCCAAGAATTTAAAAAATTATTTGCTAAATCAAATTGAGGCCCTTGAAAAGGCTTCGACGGTTGCGGGCTTGATCCTGACATTAGAATTCCATTCTATCTGTGCAGGCTCTAACCGAACCTCTTTTTGTTCAAACTCTGATTTGTAACGGTTATTAAAATCCTTTTTAAACATAGCGTAAACCGCCACGTCATGAAATTCACCATTCATGAAAACTTCTTTTTTGAAAATTCCCTCAGATCTAGCCCCAAAAGAATCCATGATTTTAGTTAATCTTTTATTACTAACTAAAAATTGAACTTTCATTTTGTATAGATTGCAACTGTTTAATTTCCAGTTCAACAATATCTTTAAAGCAGTTATACCAATTTGTTGATTTTGAAAAGTTTTTTCTACCAAACAACCAACTTCAAAGTTTCTAGAAAACTCTTTTTCGTTGAAGTGCATGATGCAACCGATTGCCATTCCATCCTTTACAATCATAAATGTTTTCCCAATGGCTGATTGGGCGATTTCTTGTAAGCTTGGGCATGTAGGATAGTTCCTATAAAACTCAGGATAATCTCCCGAATAATACCAGTCATAAACAATTGAAGAGTGTAGATTAGGTTCAAACCGAACCAGATGAATCCCATTTAATGAATGGAGCATATTAATTAAAAAAGCCTTTATATGAAAGTTTTGTCCTTAAATATTTGTTAGCGTTATTCTGTTGCGCACCACTAAGAGTTGTTGTGACTGTGGTTAGTGTTGAAATATATTTAAACACAACCATTCTTGTGTTTTTGTAAGTAACTATTCCGTGAGTATCTAAACCGGCCCCATTGGTCGCCTCGAATGATCCGAAAAGTTTCCCAACCTCTGTCGAAGTGTCTGGCATTACAGGGATGGAAAGCTCTAAATTGTTTGCTCCGGCTCCTGCTGTGGCCCCTGTTAAAAAGTAACCTTCTGCTTCAATTTGCCCATCCATTCCGATTCTGTAGGTGTATGTTTGCGGAGAATAAATAGGGGCAGTTCCTGCACTGACATAAAAGAAAGAGCCTGCTGCTGCTGAATTTTGAGCAACAACCATTGAAAAGGTACGTTTCCCAAAATTTGAAAAATTCCCTAATCCGTCACCTGAATCAAGAGCTGTAAAAGTAGCGTCATTTCCAGCCGTGAATGTCATTCTTATAGAGCCAATAGGCCAGCAAGGCTGTAAAGGATGAGTCCCCACAAGAGATGAGGTAGACATGGCAAAAAAATTCAGGCTTGAGCCACTTACTGGAGCAGTATCTTTATATCCCAATAAATTGCCATCTGGTACCGCAAAAGCTACTGGGTTACGACTTATAAATAAAGCAGGGGTCCCATCAGTCCCTTTTGCAGCGTATATCATCATTGGCATAGATGACCCCCAAGCCACACCTGATGTTTTGCCAAAAGTGGTACCCGTCCCAGTAAAAAAAGAATCTGCTGTAGAAGAATCATCAGCCAAACACTTTGAAGTTGAAGTGAATGTCAAAACCTCCCACCTTCCGCTATCTGTAGGAACAGAAATATAAACAGGATTTGTGGCAGATGGATCACTCCCGTCATCTCCAATCAATTTCAATCTTCCAGCTGACAAAGAAAGCCTTCCATTTGTAATCAGTCCAGGCTGAACAACACTAAAGCCTTTTGTAAAAGTTGGGTATTCTCCAAGAACAACATTCGAACCAGATCCAGTTTTGTTTTTTAAATTTACAGTCTCAATGTTTCCATTAATTGCAGTAACAATAGTGTTTATTCTGTTATGAATCCCAGTGGTCCCCGAAAGTTTTGCGTCATCAATTAAATCCTGAAGGCCCGACCCCGGGTCTGTAATCAATCCCATATATTATCCCTTATAAAGTAAACCATTGAGTAGGGCCTCGCTTCAAACGAAACACCCCGTAATTTGAGTTAATGACCTTAGTAGCTGCACCATCTATAGTTTCCGCACCATCTGCGTCGATGGTGATATTGTTTGCCCCAGCACCACCACTCTCGTCTTTAATTATTATGATCGCATCAAGTTGAACCGAAGCTATTGGAGGGAGATCAAGAGTTCTTGCAACTGTAGTGTCTGTGACGCCAACGTAAAAATCATCTTTTAAGATTGTGTAGTCAGAAGCTGTTCTGGTAGAATTGAAGGTTGGAGCCCTTCTTAAAAATGCCGTTACAAAATTCAGATATTCACTCAATGCCAAATTCGGCATAAGAGGTGTAGTTATGACCCTCATAACTCATACTCCTGTTGATATCCATGGTCGGTTATTCCTACGATGTATTCTTCAAGAGCAAATCTGTAACCATTTACGTTTTCAATTCTCACCTGAATATAACGACCCAAAAGCCCCTCTTCAGTAGCGTCAAAATCAATTCTTTTATACAAAACCCCAGTAGCTCCCCATTTGAAAGTTGCCCATTTAGAACCGCCCCATTTTGTGCCGGAAGCTGCACATGTCTTTGTTGCGACTCCAGATGTTTTCTTCGTGTAAATAGTGACTTTAACATCTCCACTTCCAGAATTAACCATGACTAAATTGAAGTCGTTTATTTGCTTAACGTGAGCTGGGTTTCCATAGGCGTGACGCTTGCCCTGATAGACCATGTCAATATTTGAATAAACCGTTGCGACACCTGCTCCACTAGTCGCATTTGCTCCAGTTTGAGGATATGTAAACGTTGTTGTTGATGTGACTGTGATTGTAAAATTGCCATCAAACGAACTGTCTGTTACTCCTAAGATATAAACAACGTCGCCAGTAGTGAAACCGTGAGGGGCTTGAGTTGTTATAGTCACAACGTTGGCCGCCCTGTCCGCTCCAGTGGCAGGAACTATTTCAGAAGCTGCTTTAACATCTTTGTTATAACCTCCTGATATATAAACAAAACCATCGTAAGAACCATAACATACAACGTCACTTCCACTAATTGTTATAGTCCCCAAAACATTTGCTTTTATTCCCTCATGATAAAGCATGGTGCTTTCTATTGGAATTTTTGATTCCGGATCACCGTCAAACCCATCCAGATAATAATCGTGAGCTATTAAGACATTGTGCGTGGGAGAAACGCCTGTGCTCATTGTGGCCACATACTCTTTTTCTGGGTTACATACTGCCGAGACATATCTGGCGCGATCTTGATAATAGGTGTTTAAGGTATTATCAATCGGATCGGAAATATTTATTAAATCCTTTGTTCCATTAAACCCCTTAATTTCATTCTTTCGATTTACAAAGGTTAAAATCTCACCATATCTTCTAGAGCTGAAGTTTTGAACAGAATAACCAGAAATGCACCCTTCATTGACTGAAATCCCTTGTGTATACGCTTCAGGAATACTTTCCCCACCTATCAAGGCAATGAAATTTTCTTTTAATACAACAAGGTTATCCCCCAAAACACCAAGTCCTGTTATCCTATTGGTCGTTGTCCCCTTGCTCTTGAACCTAGCCACCCAATAAAGAGGGTCCCAAGCTTCCCCATCTAACAAATCAGAGTGATAAAGGAACTCTCCATCAGATCCCCACAACCTGTTTTTATGCACAATGATGTATTTGAAATTTGCAGGAACTCCAGCTAACAGCGTCGCGTTACCTGCTCCAGTCCATTTCCAAGGTGGATCTATCCCATTCGCTCCGATTATAACATCATTTCCGCCGCCGTCTGTGAATGATGCGAATGAGGTCAGATTGTCCTGACTATCAGTTAGAACAACAGCCCCTGTGATATCTGTAAGAACACCGGACTCTGTAAATGATTTTATTTTTGTTCCGCCAGTTGCCACTCTGTAAATCGTTGATCCTAAAACTGCTTGATATATTCCAGTAATAGGCTTTGCAACTCCAGCCTCTTGAAATTGAGTCTTAAATAAAACGTTGTTTCCATTTCTGACCTGAATTGTTTCCTGCCCCAAAACAACATTTTTAATTTGAGTCGCTTCTCTGACAGAAATTGAAATAGGTGATAGCTTCGTATTCCATCCCCTAAACGTTGAAAAAGGAATAGGTGTTGTGGTATTATCAAGCGCCATAAGACCTCGGATAATTCCCAGGTAAACGCCCATTGGCCAAGGTGTTATTTGTTGGATACCAACTTTTCATTACTATCCGTTTACGTGGTCCTCTATCGTCAAAAACGGCGTCCATGACTTTTGACTCAAAAGCTTTCAGATAAAAAGTTGCTAGATTTGTATCTTTTTTGTGTAAATGGCCTCTATGCAAACAGTAGAACTCTAAGGCGCTATGATACCTTTCCGGGATCAAGCTAAAATCATTATCATTAACCAATGGAGGGAACTTTATATAAGCGTCATAATAAAGCGTTCTAACATCGCTGGGAGTAGGGTAGAAAACTATTTTTGGATAGAGTCCTTGTCTTTGTCTGGGGCCAATAACTTCATTGGTTACAACGCCTGCATTAGAGGTTATAGTTACTATTCCAGATAAAAACCCATTCAATCCCCTTCCTAATATTCTAGAATATGAATTTACAGACACAACAGGTGTGGTTCCATTCAAAATAATCTCTTCACCTATTGTTATCCCATCAGCATTTAAACCCTCAACCCTAACAACTGCAGTGTCCGCCGCTGTAGAAACAAAAGAAAGTGTGCTTGTAGATGTTGGCTGATTTCTAACAGGAGAGAATCCGGATAAGTATGCAACATCAGGATTGCCGGAATGATCGGCAATGTCTGGCACTCGTGACAAAATATCCGCTTTAGGCATTACAATAATTTCTTTTGGAGATTCTCTATCTGTGATAATTATAGTTTTCCCTGTATCAACAAGAGGATCTAGTGTGTATTCCTCCACATCTGCTACAGTTTCCAATTCTATTTCAGTCAAAACAGCCCATGAGAAAGAGTGCTCCTTAGCTATTACGAAGAACTCATCTTGCGCTTTATTGGCCCACTTTTTAATGAGTGAGTTAATATTTGTAGCAGGCCCTAATTCAGCATTAACATTTGAAACAATCTCAGAGAGATTCATTTATAAGATCCCTTTTCTTGGCCTTACTTTTTAATTTTTCTAGATTTTTCTTGTCCGATTCAAGCTTTGCTTTGTCTTGCATTAGTAACGACTCTTGCTCTCTATAAGTATCTTCAATTGATTTCAAATGGGCTTTAGGTTCAGTAATTAACTCTTTTGAAATTGGCTCGTCCTCATTATCCGGAATATAAAAATCTAATCTATTTTTTTTAGGGTGCTCAGATGAACTAAAGGGACAAAAATCTATAGCCATAAATAAACCTCAAAAATTAGGGAGGAGGCAGAACCCCCTCCCGATAAGTTAAGCGGATGCGCCTAATCTCAAAGCAACACCACAGTTTAAATAAACTGGAATTTTGCGTAAAACAGTATCCATTTTAGTCCCTGTTTTGGTATAACCCAAAAGCAAATTAACAGCTGATGTTGAACCATTGGTCACAACATTGGTATCAGCAATTAATGACTTATCTGCTGTAATAGCGGTACCAGCTGCGATACAATTGACCTCAGGATGCAATCCTGCAAACTGAACCCAGCCGTAATCATATTGATCCTGATCAACCATTGATACCCCAGCCACAAGTACAGCTGTATCTCCTGCTGCGGTGTCTACAACCGCCCAAGGAATTTCGATTGTGAAATCATCGTTAACAGCTGCAGCTACAGAAAAAGCGTCATTAGTATCGATATTGACCAACGTGGTGGTGTTCGATGATATTACGGCCTGCTCTCCCTCTAGCCCTGCACCAGTCGCGCTATTATCATCTGAACATCTCAGAATTGCGCCCGCATAAATGTCGGCGGTTAATCCGGAGGTTGTGATTGAGGTGGTGGTCCCTGAAGTGATATTTGTAATCGTTACAAGAGGAGCAAATTTACAAATCTGCCCCTTATCAGCTCCACCAGACTGATCAAAGCGAACATACTGAAAGCCACGAATTCCGAAAACTTCATCATATGTCCACCGCACAGCCCCTTTTTCATCTTGAGCCGTAGTGTCTGAAGCACTTAAGGACGTGTTCCATACCTGCCTATTTAAAGCCCTGTCATTGTATAATTTGGAAGCTTGAATTGTCATTTTATTCTCCTTTTAATTAAGCGCTGAAACCTGCAAGAACGCCCTGAAGCGCACAATTTGAAGCCGTTAACTGGCCAGCCCACAACACCTTTGCGACGCTAACATCAGAATCGGCCGGAGTCACAAAGTCAGTCGTAATCATGTCACGCTCTTTATGGACATCCAAACTAATGTAGTCCAAATTGACAAAATACATTCTGTCCGCTGTACACTGAGGGTCGTAAATGACATCAATTCCTTGGAATTTCAGGGCATGAAATCCTAAATCCGCAAGTTGAGGATTGTTGAACTGAGCCTTTCCGCTAGCAACATTCTCCAAATACCCCCAAACTGTATCCCCTGTAAAAATAACGTGGGGTTTATCGACGCCTCTTGTTAATTGCCTAACCATACTACCCATGGCTGACAATCCATTCGTAGCGAATGACCCTACAGAAGCGTTAACTTTATTCCGCCAAAATGAATTAGAAGCTCTATTTATTCCGCCCAAAACACCAGTGGTTGGGGCTATGGATATAAGAGCCTCGAATCCAAGAATGTCTTTCCCCCCGTTGCCTGTTCCATCTCCGTAAATTAAAGCTCCCATACGATTTGACATTGTGATTTCGGCCTGTTTCATTCTAGCCTCCAACAATGACTGCATTTTTTCAGGGCCGCTATTACGGAGCTTATCAGTCCCGGTAATTGTGATTGTGGCGTATTCCTGCTTCCAGTTATACTCTGCCGCGCTGATCCCCTCTGGTTTGGACGTTTTCATAGTGTCCGCCTCAGAGTACGACCCGCCATTTCCCACCGCGTAAAGAAGCTCTTTAACTATAGTGTCTCCACCACTAAGAAGTTTTTTACCCTTCATGTTCATGTATTTTAAAGCAACGTTGCCATTGGTAACGTTGTCAGCCATTTTCTTACTATAATTTTTAAGGGTAGTCGTTGCTACCGCATCAAAAACTGAATTTGGTGTTGGCATTGTTTAGTCCTTGAGGACCGAAACAACTAAAACTTCATACCGTGCTGTTTAGCTGCAGCCTGAAACGCATCTTTAAAGCTATTGATTACAGGGGCGCCAGATTGCGCCGGGTTATTACTTTGAAGCGCAACGTTGACTTGGGTCTTTTGCTGTTGATTTGAATACGCTTCATCAATTGCGGCTTGTTTCATAGTTCCAGCGGTTTCCAGCAACCATGCTTTTTCTAGAGGGAGGCCATTGTATTGGATAATATTTTGAATGACCTTGTCTGATCTCTTCTTCCATTCATCCCCATACAGTTCTCTACCCCTTGCATGGATGTCGGACATTATGGCGTTAACCTGTAATTGATTTTGAACCTTCTTAGCTTCTTGGAATTGTTGTTTGGCTTCGTAAATTTCGCGCTGTATTGGTCCGGTTAATTGATTGAATGACTGCACAACAGTAACCGCGGCGTCATAACCAAGCTCTTTGACTAGTTTGTTAAAAACTTCTGGAGAGTTTGGATCCTGACTAGCATTCTGCTGAGGCTGTTGTTGGGATGGCTGTTGAGTAAAAGACGTCTGCGGATCTTGTGGAAAATAATTATTTCCCTGAAATCCATTATTGGATTGTCCGTAGTTCTTAGAATAACTTTGTCTCTCTATCTCGAACTGCTGCCTTTCAGCCTCAAAAGCGCGGCGTTGCTGTGCTAGATCTTGAGTTTTGTTGTAATAATCAGTAGTTTGAGAATCGCTCATTCCACCGCTTATCGGTTCAGATATGCTCTCAACACCGTTAGTTCCCTCAGCATTAGAAGGCTGGCTGCTGTCGTATTGATTGTTTTCTTCACCATTTGTCATAATAAAAAAGCTCCTTTACCCCTGAATATTTACAGGAGGAATTTGTTGATTTGTTTGTTGTTGGCTTTGTTGCTCTGGTAACATCTCAGGAGGGACAGAAGACCCCTGAGGAAATCCGCTGATATTTTCTTGACTCAAATCTCCATCTGGTGCCTGTTGTGCAGGCATGGCTTTTTGAGGTGCTGCTTTCTCGGCTGAATCTTTAAAGCTTTTCATTAATTTATGGCCGAGAATGTGCAGGATAAATGCATTTGTTCCGTTGTTTTCTCGTTCGTGTGCGGCAATATGGATGTCGTGCGGTTCGTTAATCTTAGGCATAACGGGGACATCTCGCTTGAGAATGGAATTCTCTTGCTCAGGCGTGCTAGTATCTAGAATTATTCCTTTGTTTTCTATGTGCAAAACTCTTGATATTTCCTTTAAAACTTCAACTGGATCTATTGCGGCGTTCAACGTTGGGAGTTGTCCTATTAATCCAATAAGCTTTGTAAGGCTTTGCTCTCTCTGCTCCTCACTGGCAGGCTGAGAAGATCCAGGTTTAACTCTAACTTCCATTTTGCCAACCAAGTCTTTACCAACAAATCGTAAAAATGGCTTCTTGGAGTTCCCTTCAAGCCTGTCTTGATACCTATCCTTCAACCCTAAATACTCAACTTCCTCCATCCCCGTGAGGCGAATTATTTTGGTTGTATCGTAAAAATCTTGTATTAAAATTATACACTTCTCTATAACTTCTTTAACTACTTCTTCAACTCTTGAGGCTCTATCAGATAAGACGTTTTGAGCCTCTTCCACAATGGCCATTGCCTCTCTTGCCGTTTTTGATGCCTGAGGCAGGCCTTGCTTCATCTCGTTCATTCCTGAAACGATCATACAATCCTGTCTTAATGATTGCTCATAGGAATAAACCTCTTGTCCTAGCGTGGCATGATTTAGGGTTGATATATTTTGACCTGCGCTTAATTCAACAACGGTGGCATCTTCATAGGTGGTCAAATCCTCAATTTGCTCGTCTGTGAGTTTGGCTCCGCCAGTTTTGATGTATTTTGAGTTTAATTTTCTACGGTGGTTTGCTTGTTGAGTTTTGACCTCTGCCAACTGCTCTAATAACGCAATCCAGAAGTGTAAATCCGATCTAGTGTTTAACTCATTTGGGACATCATTCCATTCAAGGGCAGAGTATAGGGAATAAAATCTGTACGGGAAATCTCTTGGCTCATCAACCCAATCGTCCAAACCGTGAACTATATGAAATAATTTACGATTCTCCCTGTCTTCCACTTCATAATAATAACCATATAGAAAATCTTCTCTCTCATCATTCGGGAGGTTGTTATTGTCGTTATATTCCTTGCAATCCTCTTCTACTGTGATCTTGGTATCTTTTGGTATTTTGAATTTACTTCTGATTACCCCTACTTTCTCACGTATTTTATGAGCTACCCATCTAGCAGAATGAAATGACGTCGCATTTGGGTCGATAATTAAACTAGCTCTATCAACAAAAGAGATTATAATTTCGTCATTTAGCTCTTCTCCGGCGAATTCCCTGCCAACCCTATCCTGATCATATTTATAAGAGACTTTTAGATAAGACCTACCTTTGATTTTTGTCCCTTTAACCAAATCTCGCATGACTCTTTTAAAGAACCATCGCTTATCCATCTGAATGTTTATTACTTTTTCGAGTATCTCTGCGTTTAAATCTGCCTCAGGCGTTTCTGGCTCAACAAAAATGTATGGATTTTGAGTGTAAAGCTTAGGGATGGATGATCGAACATCCATGTAAAATAGATTAGGTACGTTATAATTGGCAGAATAATCACTTGTAGACTTGTCTAAAATGTCGCCATGGTAAGCTTTCTGGTATTTGTCCCAATCTGCTTTGTGTTTTTTCTGGATATTTTCAGCTGATTCAACCCTGTTAAACCATACCCTGAAATCTGCGCTTGATTTTTTCTTAGACTTGGCTGACATTGATTGCCCAATCTAACAAAAGCTCCCCGCTTGTATAGATGGCTATATAATGGCGCTATGAGGACAATCTGAATCTATTTTTCTTTTTTCTTTCTGCGTAATAGAATGCAGCTTCAAGATCATTTTTGAATCTCATTTTTTCAACCTTGAATTGAGGGGCTCTAGAATGCAACATCAGTCTAAGCGCATCTGGAGCATGATCTTCCATTCCGTCAGCAACATCTTCGACTCTACGCTCATCATGTATCAGGGCGGGAAGTGTTTTTATCAGATTTTTACAGTCTCTAGATATCCGGACCCACGGGCTAAGCCTCCCACCATACTCTCTGAGCTGCAAATATTCTCTAACCCTAGACCAACCACTGATTCTGGAATTATCCCCCTTTAAAATAGAGATTCCATTTAATTCATAGGTCTCAACTCTGGCGACTCCTGTCTCTGGGTTTTTAGTGTAAAACGATATTGGATCTCCGACCGTATAATCAAAGTTCTCTGGAGTCCCATCCTCACAAACTGACATCGCATTAATAATTTGAGCATACTCTGAATCGGTCATTCTGTTTCTATACATCTCTCGATAAATCCATATTTGATTGTCCGGTCCAATAGCTCCCCACAAACAACAAAACGGGTCAGAGTAACCCCAGTCAATACCTCTAATTCTAGGCCAAGACTTAGGGATATGGAATGGCTCATAAATGTGATAGTCAGGGTTCCACTCGCTGAAATACTGCCCAGCAAATATGTCCCAATCCCCATCACGCATCGCTTTAACTAAAATCGGAGACCCTAGACCGTCCAATCGATCCAAGTACTCCGGATCCTCTGCCATTAATATTGGGTTGTCCTCGGCCTTTGCTGGAATAAATTGACGCAACATCTTGCCTTCAGTAGGAGGGGTCCGCCATATCTCCATTGGGTTATTGTGAATAAACGCCTGTTTCACAAATTTATGACCAATTCCACCAGGGTTTGCGCCTGATTCTATTCTAGGAATTAGTTTTTTAAATTCTAACGGGACGTTTAATCCAATCGCCCTAAGTCGTCCCCTCAAAAACCTGTACTGATACTCTGTAAAATGGGTCAACTCATCCATAAGGAGAACATGTATTTCAGCCCCCTGATATTTGGTAACGTCCCCCTCGTGCTGACAATGGCAAAGAGATAACCTACTACCAGTCTTGACCCACACAAATTCATTTTGTTGTTTATTGTATTTGACCTCTCCAGATTCAATTCTGGATCCGAGGATCTCGAGAATGTTTTTAGGGCCACGTAAATGATTATCCCTTAAATCTGGAAGGGTTCTGCGAAATAGATAGACCTGCACACCCGGAATCAGCTCACACCAGCGAATTCCGCTAACTCTCAAATATAACGATTTTCCACCACCTGCAGCTCCTCCGTACAAAAGCTCATTAGCAGGAGAATAAAAAGCAAGCTTCTGTTTATCGTTTAGCTTTATTACGTTTTGGTTTTTGGGCTGGCTTGTTATAGGGGTTCTGTCCTGCATCGATTATGAATAGAGGTTGTGTTTGGATAGGGGAACCGTTCGGACCACTCAATTCGCTTCTATTGAAGTCTCCGTATTTTTTAGGCCTGAGCTTGGAGGCGACCCATTTTCTAGCGTCAACTCTGAGTTTGGATCTGTTTACCCATTCATTGTCGCATCTAGGGTTTCCATGTGAATCGGTTATTGTGTCGTCTTTATTATTGTCTGAAATATCCAGAATCTCATCGGCCAAATAATCAGCTTGTATTTCACGGGCTTGTACGTATGACTTAAGAAACGTGTTGAATGGCTCTATTCCCTGTTCACCCTTTATGAGCCACGCCGCAATTGTCACATAGCTCGGAAGCTGTGGGTGTTCATTGATAACAGCAACCATTGATTTGCCATTAGCTATCCCGTCACATATTAAATCCGAAAACTCCTGACAAAATTTTGTGGGTCTACCTGTTTTTGTTGGGTTACTATCCATAATTATTTTATTCTCTATTTCTAGATTTGAGCCAAAAGATTGCGTTATCAATTGACTTCAAAATTAGGTTATTTTCTTTTCTAGTTTCTTTAATATTTTGCTCTGCTATAACTTGTAAACACCACGTCAGGACATCCCCTACACAACAGCCATTGATTCCACTTTCCCTAGGGTCCCCTTCCTGCAGGGTTATTTTTATGAATTCATTTTCCATTTTTATCCTCTAGTATGAAATTACTAACACTACACCCAAGCCTCCATCGCCTCCGGCTCCTGAATTTGCTCCATTCAGAGAACCACCACCACCGCCACCACCGGCCCCATAATCACCACCTGCTCCACCATTTCCACCCGCTATAACAGCAGTGCCACATGCTCCCCCCGATCCACCTCCTCCGTTTGTGTATGATGAGGCCCCAGCAGTGTAACCAGCTATTCCAGCCCCTCCCGGAGCAACTCCGCCCAATGCTGCTGAATTATCTCCAAAATAATCGAGTGTCCCTCCAGCTCCTCCATCTGTGGGAACGGCTCCAACGTTAGAACCTCCACTCCCACCACCCGAACCAGCTCTGCTCGCTGATCCTCCGGGCTGTCCTGGGAATCCGCCTGTTAAACCTCCAGCGCCTCCCAAATATTGCGCATTTCCACCACTGGAATAACCTCCTAACCCACCACCAGGGCCACCCAAACCAGGTCCAGCAAATACATACGATCCAAATGAGGATGTGACTCCATTTCCTCCAGTGTAACCATTAGTAAAATCAAACGTCTGAGCAGCTGCGCCTGTTCCACCAGATTTAGTGGTTACAGACACTGTAGCGGGCAAACCCTGGGTTCCAAATATACCCTCACTGCGTCCACCACCACTGCCACCCCCACCACCAGACGCATTTCCGGCAACATTTCTCTGTCCAGACCCTCCACCTCCCCCTGATCCTATTGCAACAACCAGAGTAATTGTGGCCCATGACGGCCTGTTCCATGTGCCGGGTGCTGTAAAAACCTGCACATCTGTTTTTATCGCTAAAATTCCACTAACATTTTGCAACGTATATGTTTGGATTGTAGCAGTAGAAATTGAGGAACATTGAAATCTTGCCTGTTTGGTTTGATCTCCGTTATCCTGAATAGTGAAGAGGTCATCCCTGCAATTGTAGGTGTTGTTATTTTTGAGCGTGGTGCTAGCAAGAGACGTTAACGCCACATCTCCGGTGCCCTTAGGGGTAATTCGGACATTTATGTTTGCAGAGGAACCCTTGGCTGTAATAGTGGGAACATCTATTGTTGAATTCGATGCCTCCAAATAACTGCTAGCAGATAGAATCCCAGCAAATGTTAAAACCTCTTTACCGTTTGTGTCCAAAACCGCCGTTGGAGCTTTCAGGGTTCCTGTGAGCCCTGTCATTGAGGTGATGTCTGCGTTTGCTCCTGTAGCTGCCGATTTAGGGCCTATAAATGCACTCATCCCAAACCAATAACTCAAATTAATTTATTTTGAGAGATGGCTATAGAATGGCATCATAAC